ACTAAGATCACACCAGAGAAGGACGCTCTCAACCGAGAGCACAAGGCCTATGAGATCATGAAGGCTGCCATTCTCAAGCGGTTCCAAGAAGCCATGTACTTTCCGGAGGCCAACCTCCCGAAGAAGTGGACTGACGGTTTGCGAGACCTCGCTGCAGAGCGCATGTCCGAGGACGGCACTTTGAGGCTCCGGGGCTTTGTGAAGCCCAAGGAGATCGGGTTGCCGGAGGACAAACTCCCACGCGGCATTGGAAATCCTGGCCCAGAAGCAGCGGCGCGCTGGGCTAGCCGAGTGTCCGTGTTTGAGCAGTTGTTCTGCTTTCTCTTTCCGAATTTCATGATGAAAGGCCTGACTCAGGAAGAGCAGGATGCCAAAGTGGCGAGTTTGATCCAGTGGGATCCCACGATGGAGTGGTTTTCCGTGGACTTCTCTGCCATGGATTCGTCATGGAACACGCAGGAGAAACAATGGATCGTTGCACTCGTGAGGGACCTTTCCCAGATGTTCGTGTCGGCGCGAGACGCCTACGTGAACCTCATGGACCCAAGCGATTTCAAGAAAGTTCACTGGTTCTTCAAAACGCTGGCAGTGACTGTGCCTCAGGAGCACTGCATCCTCTACTCAGGGGAACGTGGTACCTCGATCTTCAATAGGCTCCTCGTGCTCATGCTACGCACGGCGGAGATTATTCGCAAGCTCGGGACCTCGGCTGCAGTCGACTTCTGGGAGGCCCGTTGGCACACGGACACTCAGCCCGCGTTGAACTTCGACATAGGCGATGGGGATGACACGGCCTTCAACAACATTGTGCAGACGTTGCATGGACGCAAGCGGATGTACAAGGATGCTCAGGAGGCCTTGGACGCGTACAAGAAGTACGGAAAGACCATCGAACCGATTGTCGCCGTTGGTAGGATTGAGATCCTGTCGCGGTTCACAATGGTGACCCCAGGTAAGAATCCGAAGACGGTGCATTTGGTGAAAATGCCGAAGAACCTTCAACGGCTCGTTATGTCAACGGTCGAGACATTCCGCCTCTGCGAGGAGGACTCTCCCTTCACGATCTCTTCGAGGATGCACGCGCAGTTCGCCACCACGGCCCTAACGAGGGCCATCTGCGCGAAGTACACCATGGGCTTCAGATGGATCGCGCTCGCGATCGGTCGGTACCATGTTGAACAAGCGTCCGTAGACGAGGTCATGCGCTTCTCAGATTCCTGGGAGGCGGATCAATGGGAGCAGATGAGTCTCACCGACTTCTTCTTCAAAGCCCAGCAAGAGCTGGCCGAGGCAGAAGTCTCCTCATACTCCATGGTCGAGTGGACCCACTTCGGATCCCCTCTTCCAAATGCAAGGGAGATGAAGGAGTTGAAGAGCGAGTGGAGAGCATTCGATGACAGCGCACGGCAGCTCGTTATAGACGAAATGGATTTCGACCTGCCCGAGCTTCTCTTCGAAAGATTGGATCTGTCGCGGCGTATCGCATGCTGCGTAGGCATCAGCCCCAAGCTTCTGACGTGCTGTGGCGTGGGCATCCTGGCCAAGAGAGTTCCCGAGGCAGAACCGGGGAAACGCGAATTGGCCGTGACCACGGAGACTAGCGACGCATTGGATGACGTCGGCGTCACAGCGAAAGCGACCACGAGCTCTTCCTCCGAGACTCGTGGCTCTATCAAGGGCCATTCAAAAGGAGATTTCTCCGACCAACAAGATGGCCCCAGTTCTGACGGTCCAACTACCTCCAAGTTGGCAAGTGGAGGGAAGACGGTAGGGGTGGCGACGGCGGACGTGAAGTCTAGTACGGCCACGAAGGATGGGGAGTCCAAGCCCAGAACGGATCTGCAGTGCCACCATTGCGGTGGCCCGCACAAGATCGCTAACTGTCCACAAGCCCCGAAAACGAAAGGTAAGGGCAAAGGAAAGGGCGCATCTGGCGGTGGAAAAGGGAAGGGCAAGGGCAAGCAGCGTCAGCGGCCTAGCTGCTGACCTCTTTCGAGGTGAGGAACGATGGATGTCCTGCAGGGTCTAAGCGCCCGGAGACGGAGTGCACAAGCGGCATGCGAAAAGGGGTTTCTTGAGTCGCCCCGTTAGTACCAAGGACGTAGTGCGCTTTAGGAGGCTTGCCTCCCGTTTCTGCGTGGCGGAGTGAAACGCTACGTGTAAAGGGCCCTGTAGTGAAAGGGGGCGGAGTCCCGGCGCGGGGGTTCCGGAGTCAGAGGGTGACCATGAGGCGAGGCAGAGTACTTGTCGAGTGGTTAGTGGCTTGTAATAGCGGTACGAGCTAGAGCCTGCCAAGGTTCGAGTTGGATACAGAATAGTTTGGTTTTACAGCCATTACGATGGCTAAGCGAAACCCCGGTACGATGGTGAAGAAAAGCAAGTTGAAGAAGAAGCGAGGACAACAAGCAAGACGCGATTTGAGACAGCGTGCTACACAGGTCCTCGCCCCGGGAGCCGGAGCGGTTCCAAAGAAAGCCTTCGCGGGTGACGTGCGAGCAACTTCCCTGGCTTGCTGGGATGCAAAGTTGCCTCATCACTTGGCGTTGCCACGAGCCGTAGGTCCATACACGGTGATCCGTACAACGAGGCGGTTTAACACTGCTTCGCCGTGCGTCATCTTTGGCACCTTCAAACACGGATCCACAGGAGACAACTTCACGGAAGATCTTTGGGCATCTACTTGCGCGGTGGCCGCTGTGGATGCTTCTCTCAGCATCAGCGCGCCGTCAAACGCCGTGCGAGTGTTGTCACCTTTGACCTTCCTGAAGCAATCCACCTCAGGAGCTTCCTGCACGCCATCTGCTGTGACCGTTCAGATTATGAATCCGAACGCTCTCCAGACGACGTCAGGCATGATATACGCCGGTGTCATGCACACGCAGGCATTGGTAGGTGGACGAACAGAAACGTGGAATTCCTATTTCGACAGGTTCGTGAACTTCCAGTCACCTAGGATGATGGCAGCTGCGCGCCTCGCTCTGCGAGGTGTCCAAGTGTCTTCATACCCACTCGATATGAACGCCCTCAGCGATTTTACGCAATTGGCAACACCGACTGAGGCTGCGTTCAATTACGACTCTGGGAGAGAGGAATCGAACGGTTTTGCGCCGATCCTCCTCTACAACCCATCTGGCGTAAATTTAGAGTTCCTAGTGACCACGGAGTGGCGTGCTCGATTTGATTTGCAGAATCCGGCCTCTGCAGGCCATGTGCATCACCCAATCAGCTCAGATTCGACATGGGATAACCTTGTCAGGAGGGCTACAGCTTTGGGCAATGGTGTGCGTGACATTGCGGACGTCGTTTCGAGCGCGGGCCAGCTTGCAAGAGCGCTGCCAATGCTGGCGGCCTGAAACCCATCAGCCACGGTCTAGCTGGACCAACAGTTCTCAGATGCGGCCTTGAGTGCCGTTGAAGGAGTCCCAGTGGGAGACTTGTACAGTCCCACCCGTCCTGGAGTTCGATTCTCCGTGTACTGCCTATCGCTTGGAGCGCTCCCCCTTCGACACAGGGGGTAGGGGACGGCCCGACCTCGAGAGAGGAGGTTGGGAGTTAATGCAGAC